GGGGCGAACCCCAGCGCGCCAGTGCTGCGCAGAGCATGGTGCTCTCGCTCATACTCGTCATTCGTCATCTGAGTCAGGCTCCTCATCAAGGTCAGGACAACATCTTACGGCGTCGGTCGACGCCAGTACATCGTGAAACGTCGTCACCATGCGCGGCGGCGCGGAGACGGCCAGGCCCTGGTATCGATATCGCACAGGTGAGTCAACGGGCGACGCCCACCGCTCCCGTGCCGCCGTCACAGACTCTCGCCACAGCGCGAGATATAGCGCCTGGTGCAGCGCCTCATACCGCGCATCACGAGGCGCCACCACTGGCATCTCCGACGACGGCTGTCGCTCGCGCGCAACCTCCTCTGGCGACAGGACGGCGTCTGGGGCGAGCTCACTGTGACTCACGCGCGGCGGAGGGCCTGGCGAGTAGTGCGGAAAGGTCTTCGGCGCCGCGTCCTCGAGCGGTGGGTACTCATATTGCCACCACACGACCGCGCGGCCCGCGACGCGGGGTCGGCCGCTCACCAGCGGACCGCGCCGCCGGCCTACCATGGCGCCTCCGCCCAGTTGTTGCCCGTGTACTCGCGCTGCGCCTGCACGCGCAGGCGGTCTACTAGCGCCTCGTGGAGCGCGGGCGACAGGCGCCGTGCCAACTTCTTCATCGCCGTCACCTCGATCTGCCGCACTCGCTCTCGCGTACACCCTAACACCAGCGCGACCTCCTTGAGGGTCATTCCGTTTGGATGCGCGTCGACGAGGTCTAGCACACACGAGTCCGTCGGTGGCACGTCCTCCGGCGCGCGGTCACCATAGTTGATGCGCAGTGCCCGCCGGTAATGCGCAGTCTCAAGGTAGGTGTTGGCGCGACAGCCCACGTAGGGGCATGGTCGCGCCCCGCCCTCGCACTCCCCGCGCGTCTGCGGGCGCCGCGCGCCGGCGGGATACGCCACTGGCGCCTCGAGCGGCGCGCCGTAGAGCACGACGGGCCGCGCCCGCGAGTTGTGCGCGCCGTGACAGCGCCCGCGCACGCAGGGGCAGCGCTCCCAGCGAGCGCGGCGGCGGGGCGACCCGTCCTTGTTCGTCGCGCGCCGCCGCACGCGCCCGTCGCCCTGGCACTCCGGACAGTCGGCCTGGCCGCGCGGCCAGCGCCGCCGGCCCGCCGGCGCCTCGCTGTGGTGTGGGTGACTAGAATCTCCGAGTGTCTCTGACATGCTGACTGCGCTCCCGTCCAGTGGCCTTGAGCCACCGCTCACTGTTGATGACGGCGTAGTATCGCCCGCGCCGCCCGTCGCCCTCGTCCACGAGGCCGACGCATGGGCAGACGTGCCGCAGCCGCCGCCCAAAGACGTTTACTGGCACGCGGCGGCCCACGGCGGCGGCGTTGTACCGGTCGGCGAGCTCTGCCGCCGTCCACAGCTCGCGGCCCAGGAGGTCTAGCTCTGGCAGCCGCGCGAGCCAGGCGTCGAGCTCGCTGCGCACGCCCTCGATCATCTCTTGCTTGGCGGCGGTCATGGGCGGCGGCGCGACGGCCGAGAAGTCCCCGTAGTTCAACTCCTGCTGAAAGTAATGAAGCAGGGCCGCCGGGCCCGCGCCCTCAAGCCACTGGTAGTAGTTGGCGTAGAACGTCGCGGGCAGGCGCCCTACGACGACCTCATGAATGAACATCCGCCGGTCGTGCTCATCAAGGTAGAACGCGTCGGCGTGGTTACTCGTGAAGTAGTAATTGATGACGTCCGGCATCGTAAATTGCGGGACGTGCTTCAGGTTGACATTGAACTCCCGCTGAGTGATGAGCTTCTTCAACAGGTCGGCGCGCTGCCGCGTGTCATGACTCGACACGTCGTCGACGAGCACGAACTGTCGGCCCAGCGCCCAACTGTTGAAGTCCGCCTCGAGCGCGTGTTGTGGGATTGACACGAAGTTGGCGCCATAGACGCGGCCCAGCGTCTCGCCCACGAGGGTCTTCCCCTGCCCCGTCTTCGCCGACCAGACGCCCACCGCGCTGAGGAGCTTCGTGCCTAGGCGGTAGAGCGGGTAGCCGCACCACCGCTCAAACCAGGCCCGGGCCGCGGGGTCCGCGCCCTGAAACAGGTGGTCGAGCAGCGCCGTCCACGGGCGGACGTCGCCGCGCTGCGCGCTGCAGCCCAGGCCGAGCCACGAGTTCAGCCGGCGGTGCGGCAGCTCCCGCGGCTGCCCCGGCGCGTACGTCAGCGACTCAAAGGCGCGGCGACAGGGCCAGTGGAGCCACTCCTGCGCGACGGACACCGGCACCTGCCGCTCGCCCACGAGCTTGAGGGCGCGGAGGTGGGCCGCCACCACGCCCACAAAGGCGCTGGCCGCGAGCGGCTTCGGCTGGGGCCGCCCCGCCTCGTCCGTCGCCGCCTCGTCATAGACGGAGGGCGGGTGCTCGAGCACCGCGTACCGGCCCGACAGGCGCCAGAGCCGCACGGCGAGGTCGCCCTCCGCCAGCTCTTGGCCACTGACGAGCCGGGCGACGGCCTCGACGCCGCCCGCGACGAGGAAGTCGTCGAGGCCACACTTCTCGCCCGGCACGAGCTCGGGCAGGCGCACGGTCGCCACCAGCGCGCCCCGCTGGAGCAGGAGCTCTGACAGCCGGGCGACGGCCTTCGCCACCTCGGGCTTGACCATGACGTCAGAGTCGAAGCACACGTAGGCCTGCCGTCCCCGCCACTCGAGGGCGTCGAGCTCTGGCAGGAGCTCAGCGCCGCCGCGGCCTGACGCGCCGAACGACCATACGCCGCCCAGCCCGATGCACTTGAGCCCGGCCTTGCAGGCCGCCGCTGCCTTCTTCTCGCCCTCGGTGAGCCACACGGCCTGCGCGGGGTCTGCCGCCACCGCGGCCCACGGCACGAGCGGCGGCAGGTAGGCGCCGACGGGCGAGCCCGGCGGCTGCGTGTACCGCCGCCACTCAGTGGGCCGCGCGCCAAACGCCCCTGCCGGGGGCGGCTCGAGCAGCCGCAGTCGGAAGAGGTCCTTCCGCCGCCGGCCCGCCAGCGTGAAGTACGGCAGGAGCAGCGCCGCCTGCCGCCAGGCCGGGCGGCCCGCGCGGGCTGGCACTCGCGCCGCCGTCTCCGCCGCGGTCAGAAACTCCACCTGCAGCGCGGCGGCGTCCGCGGCGTCGAGGCCCGACCGCGCCAGGTCGGCAAGGCCCAGCGCGCGGGCGCGGGCGGCCTCAGCGGGCGGCCCAGGGCGGCGAGACGGTGTGACAGACGACGGGGTGCGACGTGGTGGCATAGGTCCTCGGTGAGAGACGTCGGGCGGCGCGCTGGGCCCGCAGCCACACCGAGGAGAGGGGCCGCGGGCGGCGCGCCGCCCAACGTCGCTAACAGTAGCGCGCGGGCGCGCGGGTGTAAATAGTGAGCTGGCCTGACTAGTAGACGTCGTCGTCAGCGCGGCGCATGTGAGTCACTGCCCTCGGGCCTCCTCCCGCGCTCACTGACGACCCGGCCCACGTGCTCCCGCGCCAGCGCCTCCCAGCGGCCCACGACGGAGGCGCGTCGCGCGTCGTACTCCGCGAGAAGCTGCTGCGCCGCGCGGAGCTTGCCCTCGAGCGCAGGCGTCAGCGCCTGGCGGAGTCGCTGCTGCCCGCGACGCGTGCTTGAGACGAAGAGGCGCAGGCGGCGAAGCTCGGCCTGCTCCGCCTCACGCTTCTGGCGCACCTCTAGTGAGAGCGGCGGGCGACCCACGCGCGCGAGAGCTCGCGCGGGCAGCTTGTCCATACCTAATATATGACGCAGGTAGTCCTCGACGTTTGTGCCATATCGCTGGGCGGCCTCCTCGACCTGTACGGCCTCGGTCATAGTGAAGACGGGATAGTAGCAAACACGCTTTTCACGGTCCATTGGTCCTCCACAGTCATTTGAGACGGCAGATGCCATATCTGAGATGGCACTGTCTGGGCGTGCTGTCTCAGCCGCTCTCCGTCGGGACGACGTCCCACTGAGACGGCTGATATGGCAAGTTCTAGAATATGGGTAGATAAGAAAACTAAAAGAATAGGGGTATAGTACTACCTGGATATGCATTGAGTTCGAGAATATTAAAGTCGGCGCAGCTTTGCCGTATCTGATCGGACCAGCGCGTCACGGTAAAGAATGAGACATGGGACGAGGGACGACGCCACTTGGGGCGTCAGCCGAGTCCCTCCCACTCTCCTATCCCGTTCCCGCGCGCGTTCCTCTAGGAGCTGCGCACGACCACGACGTATGGTAGCGCTAGCTGCAAATAACACCAGCCCATGAGTCATGTCAGTGAAGACGCCCATCATCAATAGGCCTCGTCGTCCTCGGTCCCGCATCCCGCGCGACCCCAGCCGGCCCAAGGGCAAGCCGCGGGGCAAGCCGTTCGTCAAGGGCCAGCCAAGCGCCAACCCGCTGGGCCGCCCGCGCCTGCCTGAGGGCACGCGAGAGGCGTTCCAGGCGATGCTGCCCGAGGCACTTGACACAATTCGCGACGTGATGGCAGACAAGTTTCATCCACGACAGGAGCACGCGGCGGAGTACGTCATTAACCAGGCCGTCGGGACGCCGCGGCAGGCCATGGCGCTCTCAGGCCCAAATGGCGAGCCGCTTGGCCCTGGCGCGCCGCTCGCCATCTCTGTCTCGTTCTGCACGACGCCGCTCTCGCTTGGGCGGGCGCAGGTCACGCACATCGGGCCGGACGGGCAGCCCATTGAGGTCGAGCCGCCGCTGCGCGACGGACAGGCGGACGAGCAGTAGTGCTATGGGGGCGCTGACGCGACAGTGCATTGACTTCCAGCTCGCTCCCTGGGCCGCGACGCTCATTCACGAGCGCAGTCGCTATAAGGTCATCTACGGCGGCCGCGGGTCGGGGAAGTCCTGGCAGATCGCGCGCGTGCTCATCCTCCTTGCGATGAACTTCAAGTTCAAGGTGCTGTGCGCGCGCGAGTTTCAGCTCTCTATTGCGGACTCGGTGCACACTCTACTCGAGGAGCAAATTCGCTCTCTGCGCCTGCCCATGGGGCCCGGCGGCTGGGACATTGGCAAGACGTACATCGAGTTCAAGCCCACGGGCGCCATCTTCTTCTTCGCGGGCCTCTGGCAAAATGTAGAGAAGATTCAGTCGTTCGAGGGCATTAACCTAGTGTGGATTGAGGAGGCACAGCGGGTCTCCGACCACAGTTGGAAGGTCGTCATCCCGACTATTCGCACGTGCCCCATCGCGGGCTGGCCCGCGGAGTGGCCTCAGTCAGAGATCTGGGTGTCATTCAACCCCGTGGAGGAGGACGACCCGACCGCCCTTCGCTTTCTGAAGACGCCGCCGCCCAACACAATCCAGGTCAAGGTGAATTGGCGTGACAACCCGTGGCTGCCCGCTGAACTCCGCGCGGAGGCGGAGCACTTGCGGCGCACAGACCCACAAGAGTACTATCACGTGTGGGAGGGAGAGTTTTGGTCGCGGTCTGAGGCGCAGGTGTTCGCAAAGAAGTGGGGCGTTGCGCCGTTCACGCCAGGCGCGGACTGGCTGGGCCCATTCTATGGCGTTGACTTTGGCTTTAGCACGACGCCCACGTGCGTCGGGAAGCAATGGGTGCACAACGACTGTCTATACGTAGAGCGCGCGTACGGCGGGCTGCGCATCGACACGGTTGACCTGCCCGAGCAGCTAGATCGCCTGCCAGAGGTCAAGGCCGCGCGGGGCAGCGTGCTCTTTCGCGCAGACGCGGCCCGGCCAGAGACAATCAACTTTTTGAACAACGCTGGCTACTGCGTCGCACCCGCGGAGAAGGGGCCAGGCAGCGTCGAGGACGGCATCAGCTTCCTGCGCTCCTTTACGCGCATCATTATCCATCCCGACGCGAAGATGGCAGAGCACGACGCGCGCCTCTATCGGTACAAGGTAGAGAAGCACACGGGTGAAGTTCTCAAAGACCCTGTGAAGAAGAATGATGACTTTTGGGACCAGTGCCGCTACGCACTAGAGTCCCTCATCAAGGGCCGGCTGGGGTCCATGGCAGACCTCGTATAAGGAGACACACACATGGGGCGACGACTAGTCAAGACTCTGGGCGCGGCGCTAAGCCAGACGACCCGGCCCATCATGGCAGAGGCCCAGGACGGTGCCCTAAGCGACTTCGTGTCGGGGATGCAGCAGACGGCGTTGAAGAATGAGAAGACGGGCATTGGGACGGCCCGCGACCAGCGGATGTTCACACACTACGCGCCCACGTCGTTCATGAACCGGGCTGAGCTCGAGAGCATCTATATGACCTCGTGGCTTGGCAACCGCATTGTCAGCACGCTGCCTGAGGACATGGTCAAGAACTGGCGCCGCGTCTCGTGGGACGGCCTGTCGGAGGACGACGCGACGACGGTAAAAAAGTTCCAAAAGCATGAAAAGCGGCTCCACGTCAAGCGGCAGTTGCTCACTGGCTCAAAGTGGGCGCGGCTCTACGGTGGCGCGCTGCTCATCCCCGTCCTGCGCTCTCAGCCGGACGAGGTCTTGGCGGAGCCTCTTGACTACAATCAGATTGAGAAGGATGACCTCGTGGCGATCCACGTCTTTGACCGGTGGCGCGCCGCCCACGACGGGTCGATCGTCCGAGACCCACTGGACCCACAGGCCGGGATGCCAGAGCACTATCGTCTCGCGGAGTCGACCGTGCGGCTGCACCATACGCGGGCCATTCGCCTAAATGGGCGGCAGCTTCCCTACTTCCCGTTCCGCGCCAACTCGATGTGGGACGACTCGGTGCTGCGCATCCTTATCAACAACTTGAAGCAGTACGACACGGCCGTCGCTGCGCTTACTACGATGATGTTTCAGCTCAATGTCGACGTTGTGATGCAGGGCGGGCTGCGCGCTCTGCTGGCGACGAAGGGCGGCGCGGCGAAGGCGATTGAGCGCTTCCGCGAGTTCGCCATTACGAAGGCGTTCAACGGCATCGCCCTCCTGGACAAGGACACGGAGGAGTTTCAGCGGCATCCATATACGTTCTCCGGCGTGGACAAGGCCTTTGACAAGGTGATGTACGACGTCTGCGGCGCGGCCGACGTGCCCTTCACGCGGCTCTTTGGGCAGTCTCCCGCGGGCATGAATGCCACGGGGGAGAGCGATGATAACCACTACTACGATCACGTGGCAGCGCGGCGTGAAGAGCACTTGGACGACCCGCTCGCCCAGCTCGACGAGTTCGTCGTGCGGTCGTTCTTTGGGCGCATGCCAGAGGGCTACGAGTCAGAGTGGCTACCGCCGCGCCAGGCGAGCGAGGCGGAGCGGGCGACGGCAGACAAGACTCGGGCGGACACGGCGCAAGTCCTGTGGAACATGGGGGCCATTGACGAGGGCGTCGTGGCGGAGGACGTCCACGCGCGCGGCATGTTCAAGGGCATGACAGAGCAGCACGTGCGCGCGGCCAAGACCGTTGCCAGTGCACGACAGGCGGCGGGAGAGGCCGGAGATGCCTCACTAAATTCTGATCCAGGGACGACGAACAGACCTGAGAAGAAAGCCGAACAAAAACAAGGGCCTGCGGACGACGAGGAGGAGGAAGAGGAGACGCCGCCCACGGGTAAGTAGGTGAAATTATTCGTCATTCGATAAGATTCTGTTAGGTGCTCAACGTCGTCGCCCACGCCCTATATCGTCCGCGCGTCGCGCGCATGACTAAGCGCGTGGGCCGGCGCCTGCGCCCGATTCGCGCGAGCCGCCAGGCAGAGCTGTGGTATCTCAACCGTCTGCTAGACGGAGTAGAGGACATGCGCCGCCGGGCCCGCGCCGTACTGCGGGCGGCGCTCACGCCCCTCGCCACGCCGGGGCAGGCGCGCGACGCAGACCCGTGGGCCAACGCGCTAGACGCCCTGTCGAGAGACCGGGAGTTCAACTCGCTCAAGGGCCAGGCCGGGCTGCTCGCGCGGCTCGCCGCCCAGCGGTCTCGGCGCTGGGTAGACGACAAGCTCACTAAAGAAGTGCACCGCGCGCTGGGCGTCGACGTGCGCGCGGCCCTCCAGTCGCACGGCCCTGCGGCAGACCGGCTGCGGGAGTTCACGACGTGGAACGTCAACCTGATCACGTCTCTGCCGGACCGCTTTAAGGCGGACTTGCAAGACACGCTGACGACGGCGTGGGCCTCGGGCCTGCGCGTGACTGAGATCGAGTCACTGGTCGACGACGCCGTCACTGCGGCGGGCGAGTCGTGTGAGGCCAACGCGGCGCGCATCGCTCGGGACCAGACGAGCAAGATGAACGCGGCCTTCACGCGTGTTCGGCACGAGGAGCTCGGCATCCGCAAGTACCAATGGCGGACGAGTGACGACGAGCGCGTGCGCGACGACCACGCGGCGATGGAGACGGGCGGAGAAAATGGTGACGGAGTATACGAATGGGACGCGCCAGGCCCGCTGATCAGTCGTGCCTTTGGTAACCCCTGTCATCCAGGTGATGACATTGAGTGCCGGTGCGACGCAATTCCAGTCTTTGACCTTGACGAGATGGAGGCCTCTTGGCGTTAATTCGACAACTCGCTCGTCGTGGTAATACGTACGCCATTCGTATGATGGACGCGTTCAACCCAGACCAACCTCGTGACGAGCGTGGGCGGTGGGGTGAAGGAGCTTCAGCCACTACGGCAGAAGAACATGAGTCGGCGCGTAGTGCGCACATATCTGCCGCAGTAAAATCACGTGGTGGTGATGTAGACAACACTTCATTCAAAACACAAGACCATATCGATGCAGCAGCGGCGCACGGACGGGCAGCAGCCGCCATACGCGCTGGTGACCCATACGCTAGTTCGCACTCCGTAATGGCACGAAGTATGTCTAGGCAGATGCTAGGTTCGGTATTGCCGTCAGTTAGTTCAATACGTACTTCGGTTAACCGTGTGCAAAACCGTTTGCGAGAAAATGCGGCGCGTGGTCAAATGTCAGTCTTTCAGAATACAACAGTCAAGGGAAAGTTGTCTGAGTTGTCTGGCACGAAATACATGTCTGAAGGTGTGCGATTCAAGACTCGTGTTGGAGAACACACTGTTGTTGGGATAGTTGCGGATAAGAAATCACCGAGGTCAACAGCTCCGTCTCGTTGGGAAGTACGCCGTGGCACGCAAGTCGTATCTACGCATAACAACAGCAATGACGCAAGTAGTGCGGCGTATTCTCTAACGGAGAAGAAATGAGAGCCTTCGCGATTGATCAAGCTACGCCCATCACCAAGCGGTGGAAGGACAAGGACGGCTACCTCCACGTGCCGGGCCGCATCGCTGCGTCGGACAACGTGCAGGCGTACTTTGCCGCGGAGCTGGGTCTCAAGGGCATAGACCCGAAGAGGGTTATCCGCGTCTACCGCCCTAAGGCGGCAATGGACGCGGCCGCGCCGACGTTTGACGGCAAGCCTGTCACGCTCGACCACCCGACGCGCATGGTAGACGCCAAGCTCTGGCGCACGGTCACGCGGGGGGAGGCGCACAACACGACCGTGGTCGCCGAGGGCCTTGACGCAGAGCTCGTCATTCGTGACGCACAGGCCATCGACACGATTGAGAAGAATGAGCGTCGTGAGCTCTCCGCCGCGTATGACTTTGAGCTCACGATGTCCTCTGGGACGTCGCCCCACGGCCAGGCGTACGACGCCGTGGCCTCACAAATTGAGGCAAACCATATTGCGATTGTGCGCATGGGTCGCAGTCGGACGCCCGACGGAAAGCCCTGCCGCGTCGCCGACTCAGACAAAGGAGACCGGACGATGAGAGTACTTGTGTTTGATGCACTATTGCTGGGCACGGCGACCGCGACGACCCTGCCAGAGATGGACGACGGCGCCGCCACGGCGGTAGACACCATCGTGCGCAGTCTTGCGACGGCGCGTGACGCCGCCATTAAAGAGTGCGACGCTGTGATGAAGGAGGCGGCAGAGCGCCTCGAGGCGCAGGCCAAGGACCACGCCACCGCCATGAAAGCGCTCGAGGACGGGCTGCCCGCGCGGGTCCAGACAGAGGCCGCGGACATCGCCAGCGTCCTGGCGGGGGCCGCCAGCCTGGGCATTGCCCTCAAGGCCGAGGGCAAGGACGCGCTTGGCCTGCGACGAGAGTTCCTCACAGAGGCGACGAAGGACGTTGGTCGCAAGGCGGTGTTTGACGCCATGGTGCCGGACCCGGCGAAGCTCGACGCGACGACAGCGCGCCTTGCGGTGGCGGCGCTCCTCGCGACGGCGGCGGGGAAGAAGCCAGCGCGCGCACACGACGCGCTGGGTGCGGCCATCTCCGGACGTCGGACGACCGCGGGCGCGGAGCAACCTGCGGCAGTGGGCCGCGCGGCCGCGATAGAGAGCAGTGCGAACGCGTGGAAGCGCGACAAAAAGTAACGGTCACACAACAAGGAGAACACAGCAATGGCAAGGCCTGATATCAATACGACCGGCGGGCTGATGCCCGCGCGGGGCTACGACGGAGGTACTTCTCGCGGTGGCGAGACCATTATTGACAGCGTGGTCAATCGTGGCGCAACGACCATTCAGCCAGGGCAGGTGGTGGGCCGTGACCCCAGCGCGCCGCGCAGTGGGCGTCTTGCCCTGGTGGGCGACGTGCTGCTGGGCCTCGTGCACCGCGACCCGGTGACATACCACGCGGACAGCGCTGGCAACGTCGGGTTTGGACAATACCGTGATGTGCCGTTCTACCGCCTTGGATTCACGAACGCAACGCCCGTCGAGGAGGTCTATCCAGACGACGGCGTGGTGGCCATCTTTACGGACGGCGTCTTCAGTGGCCTTGGCGGCACGACCAACGGCCTCTCCGACACCCGTCGGCTGATGAAGAATCACAAGTGGGAGACCCGCACGGCCGCCAACGCCGCGGAGCCCGGAGAAGTCAGCATCATGGCGGGCAACTCTGTCAACTACGTGACCTACTAGTAGGGCCGTCTCAGTCAACGAAGTCATAAGGAGAATACGATGAAAGTTCAAGTCATGGACGAGACGAGCCGCCTCATCGAGGCGGAGGTCGACGACGGCCGCCTTCGCGCGATGGATGCCTTCGTGATGGGGCATCGAGAACAGTTGATCACGCCTCCGCCAGGGCTGGTCGGGGTCATGGACGCGGGCGAGGCGATGTCCTTCCTCACGTCGCAACTTGCCTTCACGGAGCAGAAGGTGCAAGAGCGCCTGCGCACGCCGATGCAGGCAGAGACGTTCATCCCACAGCGCTTCGACGCGGGCGAGCACGTCGACACCATTCGGTACGAGGTCTTCGACTACGTGGGCGACGTGGACGACCTCAGCCCGAAGGCCAACACGCCGGGCACGGTAGACGTTGCCTACGCGCAGGTCGACTACGGCGTGCGCGACGGGCAGGTGTTCTACGAGCACTCACAGCACGACTTGCGAGTCACTGCATTCCTTCGCAAGCCCCTCCCGGAGGCGAAGCTCCAGGCGGCGATCCAGACATACAAGCGCCGGATGAACAAGGTCGGGCTCTTCGGCCGCTCGGAGTTCGGGCTCAACGGGCTGTACAACAACCCACTAGTGCCCCTTGGCACGCTGCCGTACGGTGGGTGGACAGGCACGACGGACACGGACCAGATGCTGGCAGACTTGAACTACATGCTCTATCTGAGCTGGGTGGGGTCGGCCTACAACACCGTGGCCAACCAGATGATCTTGCCGCCTAAGGCCTACACGCTGGCCCAGCAACGCCGCCTGCCGAACACGCAGGTGACGGTGCTCAATTTCTTTTTGGAGAATAACCTGGCCAAGGACCGCGGGTTTGACCTCCAAGTAGACCCTGGCTACGGGCTGGAGACGGCGGGCGTCGGCGGCACTCAGCGCGCCATGGCCTACGTCAAGGACCAAGACCACGTCACTCAACACATCCCGCTGCCCCTGCGCTTTCTGGCACCGCAGCCCGAGGGCCTCTACCTGCGGGTCTATGGAGAGTATCGCTACTGCGGCACTCACATTCGATACGTCAACAGCAGCGTTTACGCTGACGGCATCACCACGTAACTAGCACGTAAGGAGGACCACCAAATGGCAAAAGTAACGATTGAGAACACTGGCGACTGTGCCGTCTATCTGCCCCTGAGCCTGACTGAAAACGAGACGCTCATCATTCCGCGGGCCGTCAAGAACAAGGTCGCAGACGCCGCCGGGGGCGAGGGGCGAGTGGTCACAACACCGTCTCGGGCAGAGATTGACGAAGAGACGCTGGCTCGGCTGCGCAAGACGAAGGTCGTCGCGGCCTACTTCTCGACTGGACGCCTCCGGGTCGTCGGGTCTGGTCCTCCCCCTGACACAGATGGAAAGAAGGGCGGGAAGTAGGCCGTGACCACCGCTACTCAGCTCAAGACAGTCCTGCCAGTGCTCCGACTTGTGTCAGACGCCGACGTCGAGGCACAACTTCTCCTCGCCGACGAGTGGTTTGACGTCGCGCGGTGGGGTGGGCACTACCTCGAGGGCGTCGCGAACTGGGTGGCACACTCACTAGTCATCAATAGCATACCACTGTCGGCCGACGACGGTCTCGAGGTCAGCAAGAGCGTGGGTGACACGTCGTACTCGCTGCACTCAGGCCTCGTCGAGCGACAGGCGGACGCGCAAGAGCTGCGTACGCGGTACGGCCAGCGATATCTCCAGCTGGCCGCGCTCGTAGGCATCGGCGGAGTGGTGGCGTGAACAAAGTACGCTGGGAAAATACGCTCACACCAGCGCTGGCGAAGTTGAAAGAGCGCTTGGGGGATGGGGAGTATCTCGTCAAGGTGGGACTGCCAGACGTGCCAAAGCTCGAGGAAGACGGGTCGGCAGGCGCGTTGACGCTAGGTGAGGTCGCCCTCGTCAATGAGTTTGGCAGTCAGGATGGACACGTTCCTGAGCGCGCGGCCTGGCGACTGGGCTTGCTGCACGGGCAGCCCCGCTTCAACCGTCTGAACACAGTGAATCTTCGACTCGTCGCGGAGGGGAAGAAGCCTCGTGACCAGGCGCTGGGAGAGCTCGGGGAGATGGGTGTGGCCGCGGTCAAGACTGAGATTCTTGATGGGTCGTTTACGCCCAACGCGCCCAGCACCATCGCGCGAAAGGGCTCAAGCCATCCGCTCATCGACACCGCACAAGAGCGTCAGTCTGTTACGTGGGAGATCGTGCGATGACACTTCCCACAATCAACCACTCTCGCATGAGTCGCGTTGTGACTGACCGTCGCTTTCAGCAGACAGTAGTGACGCTCTACCGCCCGACGCTTGGTACAATGGTGCAGGGAGTGCAGCCGGAGACCTTCGACGCGCCGCGGCCGCTCACGTGCGTCTGCCAGCCCGCGGGCGGGGACGACCTTGAGCTGCTTGATGAGGGGCAGCGTCTCAACAATATTCAGGCGGTGTGGTCTACAGAGGCGCTCTATGTGGCCAATGGGAATGACCGTGACGCAGACGTGCTAGAGATTGGTGGCGTGCGATATACTGTCATCAAGCGCTTTGACCGCGCGGCGGACGGGTATTACAAAGTGCTCGCGGAGGGCTACGTCCATGCCTGACGCGGCCACTGCGCTGCACGAGCTCCTCCGACGGCTGTGCCAGCACACCCTTGGCGTGGGGGAGAACTTCTTCCGACCCGCGGGACAGCGCGCGCCAGCCGGCCCGGCGAGTGCGCCATTTGCCACGATTAACGTCATCTCTAATGAGCTTGCCTCGTTCAACCTGCGCCGTTGGAGCCCGGACGACCCGGCGGTCGCGGCTGTGACGCCGCCCGTGGGCGAGCACGAGACGCCACCAGACCTGCTCGAGGTGCTTGAGGGGCTGGACCAGGTCGTGGCCTCGGTGCAGTTCTATCGTGACGGCGCGGTCGACGGCGTGGGGCGCCCAGTGTGGGGCGACGCGGCGCACGCGCGGGCCGCGTCTCTCGTCCGGCGACTTGAGATGACGTTTTCCGTCGAGCGCGCCAACTTGTACGGGCTGGCGTACTCCTCTGCCAGCGCAGTCAGAAATCTCTCTAGCGTAGTAGACGGCTCGAGCGAGCGGCGCGCGCAGGTCGACCTGACGTTCTACGTCGCCAACGCAGAGGTCGTCGCCATGAGTATGTTCCGGACTCTGTCCATCGCCATTCAAGTTCAACAGCCAGACGGCCACATCAACGAGGTGAGCGCATGAGTACTATTCCCGTCAGAGACATCGTCAACGTCACGATACAGGTCGCCGCGCTCGCCCCCGCCGCGCCGACCTTCTCCCGCGTTCTGTGCGTGGGCAGCGCCACGCGGCTGCCGAGTTACGACCGCCTGCGGCTGTACACCAGCCTAGCAGGGGTCGCGGAAGACTTCCAGTCGACTGATTCGGAGTACGCCTTCGCCACTACGTTCTTTGCGAGGACGCCTATGCCAAAGGAGTTGATGATTGGGCGTCGGCTCATCGCAGCGTTTGCGGGGACGCTCAAGTCAGGTCTCCGCTCGACGACCCTGTCGGACTACACTGCCGTCACGGCGGGTGGATTTGACATCAACATTGACGGCACTGTGCGTCAGGTGCATGGGATTGACCTCCACAGCTGTGCAGACTTGGCCGCGGTGGCGGCCGCGGTGCAGACTGCGGTCCAGGCCGAGCTTGCGAGCACTACCGTCACGTACGACGGGGCCAACTTCGTCGTCACGTCGCCCACGACTGGCGTGAACAGCATAGTAGGGTATGCCGTGGCGCCGACCACCACCGCCACGACTGACCTCTCTGTCATCATGGGGCTGACGGCGCTGAAGGGCGCGCTCCGGGCGGCGGGCGGCGCGGCGGAGGCGCCGGTCGACAGCCTGACGGCCCTTGGCCGCATTGACGGCTCGTGGTATGGGTTTGGGTTCACCAAGGAGGTCGCGGACGACGACCTTCTAGCGGCCTCGGTCTGGGCAGAGGCAAACGCGAAGTTTCATGCCATCACCTACGCGTCGCCCGCGGCGTATGACGGCACGAGCTCGGCGGACCTTGGGTCACGGCTGAAGGCGGCAGGTCTCACACGCACGCTGATTCAGTTTAGCTCGACCACTGACTACGCCGTGGCGTCCGCCGCCGCCTGCGGCTTCCAGGTTAACTATGACCAGATCAACTCTACTATCACGCTGGAGTTCAAACAAGAACCGGGAGTTGTGCCAGAGAATCTCACAGCAACGCAGTACGCAGCGCTCAAGGCCAAGAACTACTGCTACCTCGCCACGGTGTCAAACGGCTTCGTGATGTTGTTCAACACAAAGACGCCGAGCGGTCGGTTCTTCGACGAGATTGTCAACTTAGATTGGTTTGCCGCAGACCTGAGCAACAACGCGTTTACCGCGCTGGCCACGTCACCGACCAAGGTCGCCCAGACGGACAAGGGGATGGAAGTCTTGCTGCAGGCCGCGGCCATTACGTGTGAAAAGGCGGTGCGCAATCGTCTGGCGGCGGCGGCGGTATGGACACATGACGGCTTCGGCGCGCTCGCGACTGGTGACTTTTTGCAGCAGGGATATTATCTCTACGCCGAGCCAGTCGCCTCACAGAGTGACGCGGACCGTGCGGCGCGCGTGACCCCGCCCATTCAAGGGGCGCTCTGCGGTGCCGGGGCGTTCCACAGTCTAGACATCGTCTTCAACTTCCAGCGCTAAGGAGTCCATCATGAGAGCCTATGGGTTTGGAAACGTTACTGCAATCTTTGACGCCGCGCACGAGGTCACTGGGTACGCGGCGGGTGACGACGCCATAAAGGCGGAGCGGTCCGTCGACGGCGCGGGGCATGTCATGGGCGCGGACGGGTCTATGGCCATGTTCATCAGCTCTGACAAGTCCGGCACCGTTACGCTTAAGCTGCTGCAGACAAGTAGCACTAACCGGTACCTCCTGCAGCGCTACGCCCTGCAGGAGGCCGGGGCGAAGACGTTCGTGCCGATCAACTTGGCCGTCAAGGACACACACCGCCTTGACGTCATTACCGGCATCGCAGGATATTTGAAGAAGCTGCCCGCCCTCCAGCGCGGGGAGAAGCCCACAGAGCAAGAGTGGGTCATTGTCTTTCAGCAACTGTGGTTTGACCTCGGTGACGCGAAGGGCGTCGGGTCACCGACCTTCACTGTTGAGAACTTGGGCTAGTCATGGCATGCAAGGAGGACCGTTATGCCGTGTCAGACCGAGTCTACTACATTCGCCAGATGCCGCCCCGCCTGGCG